GAGATTATACTGAAGTTAGTTCAGATGTTTTAACAACTACTATTGTAGATGGTATTATAATGGCTGCTGAGATGAGAATATATCAAGAGCTTCCTATGGACTCTGAAAGATATGTTCAAGAGGGTACATTAGCTGCAAATGATAATACTCTTAATGCACCAGCTGGATGCCTCTTTGTAAGAGGAATTGAAGTCTTTGAATCTACAGCTAATACTGAGGGTAATGGAAAATGGTTAGAGAAAAAAGACCAAACTTATTTATCAGAATTTGTAGACAGAAAATACGGTCCTTCAGGAGATATTCAATCTCCTACAGATACCACTAATTCAGTAACAGGTTTTCCAAAATACTATGCGATGTTTGGGGGTGCTGACAATACTACAGATACTTCATCTGGAGGTATGTATTTCGCTCCTACACCTGATGCAGCTTATAGATTTAGAGTTTATTACAACAAATATCCCAATGGTCTGGGATCTGGTACTGGTTATAATAATAACACTTATTTAAGTACTTACTTCCCCCAAGGGCTCCTATATGCCTGTTTAGTGGAAGCTTATGGATTTTTAAAAGGTCCAATGGATATGTTGACATTGTACGAACAAAAGTATAAAAATGCTATACAACAGTTTGCAGGAATGCAATTGGGAAGACGAAGACGAGACGATTATACTGACGGAACAGTTAGAATAAAAGTTAACTCACCGTCTCCGTAAATTGAGGAGAAAAAATTATGGCAATAACATCGGCAATATGTAACAGTTTTAAAACAGAAATTTTAAAAGCTGTTCACAATTTTACAGCTAGCACTGGAAACACTTTTAACATCGCATTATATACAAGTTCTGCAACTTTAGGGGCCGGTACTACTGCTTACAGTTCAGGAAACGAAATAACAAATTCATCTGGATCTGCTTATTCTGCAAAAGGAAAAGCTTTAACAAGTGTAACACCGACTTTAGATTCAACAACTGCAGTTTGTGATTTTGCTGACATCTCATGGACGTCTGCATCTTTTACAGCTAACGGTTGTTTAATTTTTAATGATACTGCAACAGGAGATCCTGCAGTTTGTGCAGTAGCTTTTGGAGGAGACAAAACAGTTTCTTCTGGAACATTCACAGTTCAATTTCCAGCGGCAGCAGCAACAACAGCTATAGTTCGAATAGCATAAGGAGTAAATCCTTATGTCGGCAATCCGAACATTCACAGTAACGGTTAGCGATCCGGGATCTGGCAATAAATATTTTATTGATGGTGTTCAACAAGACACTATAAATCTTGCAGAAGGTCATACTTACGTATTTAATTATCCTTCGGCTCACCCATTTAGATTTTCTACAACAAGCGACGGTACACACAATTCTGGCAGTGAATATACAACAGGCGTAACAGTAAATAGTTCAACACAAGTTCAAATAACTGTTGCTGCCTCAGCACCACAACTTTATTATTATTGTTCTATTCACTCAGGAATGGGTGGTCAAGCAAATACCGTGGACCCAAGTACATGGGGAGTTTTACAATGGAGTCAAAATTCATGGGGAAGTCAAGATGCTGTCAATATTAGTTTAACAGCACCTTCTAGTTTAACTTCATCAATAGGTCAACTTTCAGCCTTCCCTGAATTGGGTTGGGGTTCTGATACTTGGGGAATGGAAAACTGGGGAGAGAATGCTGTTGATATAATACCAACAGGTTTATCTTTAACTTCTTCAGTAGGTGAAATTTTAGCCCAAGCTAATAAAGGTTGGGGTTATCAAACATGGGGATATAATGAATGGGGAGAACTTAATGATAACACTGCAACATTAACAGGTTTATCATTAACAGCATCTGTCGGACAGGCTGTAGGTGCAGCAGATCAAGGTTGGGGTAGAGCTGAATACGGTGAAGAGCCTTGGGGAGAAAGTAATAACCCAGTAGTAAATTTAACAGGACTTGCAGTAACTTCTGCTGTTGGTGCAATCACAGCTTTTCCTGAACAAGGATGGGGTGGTGATACTTGGGGAGCTGAAAACTGGGGTGAATCGGGATTAACTTTAGAACTAACAGCTCCTGATGGTCTTGCTGCATCAATAAGTAATGGCGGTTGGGGAGAAATAAGCTACGGCAATAATGGTTGGGGTATGTTTACTCTTAACCCTGCTGATGCAGTAGGTTTAACTGGTTTATCAGCAACTGTATCTACAATTGTTCAATTCGATATACCAGAACAAATTCAAGGTCTTGGTTTAACTTCTGCTATTGGTCAATTAAATATTAACAATGGTTCAGATCATGTTCAAGGTTTAGCTTCTTTAGTTGCAACAACAGCGGTAGGAGCAATAACTCCAGCAGACGTTGTTGGTATAAGCAGTGCAGGAGTAGGAACGACTGGTGTAGGAGAAATAACCGTTGCATCCGTCGAACTAATTGACGTTGATGGTGTTGGAGCTACAACTAGTGTTGGTTCAATTATAGTTGGTATAGGTGTTCCTTTAACAGCACCAGCAACTTTAACGTCTGGAGTAGGTACAATAACACCTGCAGATGTTATGGGATTAACTGGTCTAGAAGCCACAACAGCAGTAGGAAGTGTATCTCCATTAGGTTATTTTGATATTGATATTACTGGAAATACAAGTTATAATGATATTGACATAACAGGAAATACATCTTATACAGATGTAGCTTAAAGTAGCATAGGAGAAAAAAATTATGGCATCAACTTATACTGATCTCGGCCTAGAATTAATGGCAACCGGAGAAAATGCCGGTACATGGGGTGATAAAACAAACGCAAATTTACAACTTATTGAACAATTAACTGGTGGATATTTAGAAGTATCTATTGCAGGTGGTGCCCAAACTACAGCATTAGATATCGACAATGGTGCTTTAACAGGTACAGCTCAACAAAGAGTTATTAAATTAACAGGATCTATAACTGGAAACCAAATTGTAACAGTCCCTCTTCTTACTGAGACATTTTATTTTATATACAATGCTACTTCAGATGGTGCGGGTACTCCAACAGTACAATTAAAAGCAGCATCTGGTTCAGGTGCAACAGTTACTTGGGCGGCATCAGACAAATCTTGGAAAATTATTTATGTAGATGGTGTAGCAACTAATACAGGTGTTTATGATATGGGTTTTGGATCTGGAGACGTAACTCTTACAGGAACACAGACTTTAACAAACAAAACTTTAACTAGTCCTAAAATTGGAACTTCAATTTTAGATACTAGCGGAAACGAATTAGTTTTACTTACAGCTACAGGTTCAGCAGTTAATGAATTTACTTTAGCTAACGCAGCAACAGGTAATGGTCCAACTTTATCAGCAACAGGTGAAACAAACGTTGATATAAATTTAAACCCTAAAGGATCTGGAGTACTTAAATCAGCAACAGCTGCAATTAAAATTGCAGGAAAAGAAACTATTTGGGTGCCCGCAGCAGCAATGCTTGCGCCTACTACAAACGCTGCAGATTCAGCTACTGTTGAAACAACAGCAACAAGACCAGATTTAAATGTATTTGATTTTGATGCTAGTACACAACAATACACACAATTTTCAATTGCTATGCCAAAACAATGGAATTTAGGAACAGTGACTTATCAAGTTTTCTGGTCTCCTTCTACTACAAACACAGGTAACTGTATTTTTGGATTACAAGGTGTTTCAGTTAGTGATAACGATACGATCGATGTTGCTTATGGAACAGCGATAGAAGTTACAGATGCTGGCATAGGAACAGTTGAAGATCAACAAGTTACATCTGAAAGCAGTGCAATCACTATTGCTGGTTCTCCAGCTGATGATGATTTAACTTATTTTCAATTATTTAGAAAAGCAGCTGACGGTGGTGACACATTTACTGGAGAAGCAAGAGTTCTTGGAGTAAAAGTATTCTATACTACTGACGCAGCTAATGATGCATAAGGAGGTTAGAGTATGGCAAGTTTTGGTTATCAAGTTTTAGGTTTTGGTTCTGGAGGAGCATCTGTTCGTCCCGCGGAAGTCGACTACTTAGTCGTTGGCGGCGGCGGAGGCGGATATGGATATACCGGAGGCGGCGGCGGAGGCGGCGGCATGCGTTCTTCTTATCCAGGAGGAACTAAATTAGTTTTAGCAGCAGCAGAAAACACTGTTACAGTTGGATCAGGAGCACCTGATAGTGCAAGTCCCAACACAGGATCAGCCATAAGAGGGGGAACTACTTCTATTGAACATGACGGCGGTACTTTTTCTACTACTGGCGGCGGCGGAGGTTCAACAGTCGGTAACGATATTGCACCTGATTATTCAGACGGAGGCTCTGGCGGAGGTGGATGTCACCAAGGCGTAGGCGGAGACGGTAACTTAGGAAGCTATTCTCCAGTAGAAGGTTATGACGGCGGAAACTCATGTAACTCATCAGGAGCTTGCGGAAATTTTAATGCCTCTGGTGGAGGCGGAGCTGGTGGAGCCGGATCAAATAACAACGGTGGTGTTACCGGAGCTGGAACTCCAGGCGGAAGTGGAGCAGCAA